ATTATGCCTCACAGATTCTATGGTAGATCTGTTTCAGAACTTATTGAAGATATACAATTAATTAAATCTACTGTTATGAGACAAATGTTAGATAATATGTATCTAACTAATAATAACAGAATAGCTATCCAAGATGGTCAAGTAGCTATGGATGACCTATTAACAAATAGACCAGGCGGTATTGTTAGAACTAAACAACCACCTTCTAATGTTATGCAGGTAATGACAGCTCAACCTATTACAGAACAAGCATCAGGATTATTAGCTTATTTAGATTCTGTAAGAGAAGCTCGATCAGGCGTTACAAAGACTGCACAAGGATTACAAGCTGACGCTTTGAATGTAGATACAGCTACAGGTATGAACCAAGTTTTAACTCAATCTCAAATGAGAATGGAGTTGATTGCAAGAACATTTGCAGAAACTGGTGTAAAAGATTTAGGTATTAAGATATTCGAATTACTTTGCAAGTATCAGCAAAAAGAAAAATTAGTTAGAATCAGAGGTGAGTTTGTTCCTATGACTCCTTTTGAATGGAGAGATAGAGTTAATCTTTCTGTTAAAGTAGGATTAGGTACAGGTTCAAAAGAACAACAACTAATATTATTAAATGCTATATTGCAAAGACAACTACAAGCTATAAACTTACAACAAAACGTATATGGCCCAGTAGTAAATTTAAAGAACATTTATTCTACATTACAAAAACTTGTTGAGAATGCAGGTCTTGGAAGTGTAGAACCATTCTTTATGGATCCTGAAGTAGGGGCAGCACAAATGCCACAACTTCCACCAAAACCACCAACTGAGTTCGAGAAGGTATCTCTAGCACAAGTTCAAGGTGAAAACCAAAGAGCCATATTAGATTCTGAAGTACAGATGAAGAAAATGGAATCTGCATTACGTCAGAAACTACTAGATTTTGAGCTTCAAGTTAAAGAAATGGAGCTAAAATATGGTACTAAAATAAATGAGCTTGAAATGAAGAACAGATCTATGATAGAACAACAACAAGTTAGACAATCAGGTGATTTGTTTAAAGAGATAATGAAAGGTCAAAAACAATTCTTTAATGGTAAAGGATCTAAACAAACAGATTTCGGAGGGGAAAAAGGCCCAGCTACTGCTGGACGAACCCCTGATGAAAGAGGCGTTTGATTATTTAAAAACTCGTTATCGAGAAGAAATATTCAATACGTCTTACAATGATCACGATCAAAGACAAGTTCTTTGGATGGCCTATAACATGGTCGAGAAAATCAAAGGACATCTTGAGTCTGTGATGAATGAGGGAAAACTAGCTTCCAAAGAGCTAGATCAACTACAGAACCTAACTAAGTAATTAGAGGTTCATTTCGCCAATCTTAATCGAAGCGATCAACTATAGGAGAATCTATGAAAGTAGATAAAAGCGTACAAGGTGCTGCTGATAAACTATTAGGATTACTGAATCCTCAAGAAGGACAATCAGAACCTAAGAAAGATCAACCAGCTCCACAAGAACAAACAGAGCCAGTAAAAACTGAACCTGTTGCTGAAGAAGTTAGCAAATCCGAGACTGAGGAAGCTAAACCTGAAGCTGAAAGTTCTGAAACACAAACTGAGACGGAACAAACCGAAGAACAAGAAATTCAAAAACCTTCGCTCCACCGAGTCAAAGTACAAGGTCAAGAGCTAGAGGTCAGCTTGGACGAATTGAAATCAGGTTATTCAAGAGACTCAGATTATAGACAAAAGACTCATGCTTTAGCTGAAGAGCGAAGAATGCTTGATGAGCAAAAGACAAGTCTTAGTCAAAGTTATGACGGCAAACTTAAAGAATTAACTGATTTGATAGGTGCTGCCGAGTCGTACATCGGTCAATCTTCTAAGGAAGATCTTCAGAAAATGTATGAAGAAGATCCAACACAAGCTGCTAAGATAGATTTTCAACAGCGACAGCAAAGAGAATCTTTCAATAATCTTAAGCAACAAGCTGAAGTAGTTAAACTACAACAGTACAATCAATACTTAGATGAACAAAAAAGACTCGCTGCAACAAAGATTCCAGAATATAGCGATCCAGTCAAGGGAGTTACATTCAAAAATCAGATGAAGAATACTTTATCTGAATATGGATTTAACGATCAAGAAATAGGTTCGTTAGCAGATCATAGATTCCTAATGGTTCTAAGAGATGCAATGGAATACAAAAATCTTAAGAGCAAACCAGTTACTAATAAAAAGGTAACTACAGCTCCAAAGGTTGTTAAATCAGGAACTCCAAAAATGGAGGATTCTAGACGTGCTGCTGTTAAACAAAAAATTGGTAGATTGAGAAGATCAGGTAAAATCAATGATGCTCAGTCTGCTATTCTTGAAATAATCGGAAAAAAATAAGGATAAAACATGGCACAACCAACAAACACATTTGATACTTACGATGCAGTAGGTATCAGAGAAGATTTGCAAGATGTTATTTATTCTATCGCTCCAACTGAAACTCCTTTCATGAGTGCAGCTGCGAGAGAGCAGATTAAAAACACTTTGCATGAGTGGCAAACAGATTCACTTGCTTCTGCTGCAACTAACAATGCAGTAATTGAAGGTGATGAGGCTACTTTAGATGCATCAACTGCGACTGCTAGAATCGGTAACTTTACACAGATCATGGATAAGACTGTTGTAATTACTGGTACGCAAGAAGCAGTAGACAAAGCTGGTAGAGCAAGTGAACTTGCATACCAAATTGCTAAAAAATCCAAAGAGTTAAAAAGAGATATCGAAGCAACTCTATTAACTAACCAAGCAAGAGCAGCTGGTGACGCATCAACTGCTAGAACATTTGGTTCTATTGGTGCTTGGATTGCAACGAACGACAACTTAGCTTCTGATGGATCTTCTCCAACAGCATCTGATGGTTCTGACGCTAGAAACGATGGAACACAAAGAGCTTTAACAGAAGATATGGTCAAAGAAGTTATCAAAGGTTGTTGGAACTCAGGTGGTAACCCATCTGTAATTATGGTAGGCCCATTCAACAAACAGAAAATCTCAGGATTTACTGGTGGATCTACTAGATTCGATGCTTCAGAAGATAAAACTCTATACACATCTATAGACATATATTCTTCTGACTTTGGTGATTTAGAAGTAGTACCTAACAGATTCTCAAGAGAAAGAGATGCCTTAGTTCTAGATATGGACTACTGGTCAGTTGGGTTCTTAAGAGACTTCACAATGCATGAACTTTCAAAAACTGGTGACTCAGAGAAAAGACAACTACTTGTTGAGCTTACTATGATCTCTAGAAATGAAGGTGCTTCAGGTGGAGTATTCGACTTAACAACATCATAATCTATAAATGTATAGGGGAGTAACCTCAAAATACTCCCCTTGCATAAATCCAAATATGAAGTATTAAGAGGTCAATAATACGGAACGTATAAAGGAGAAAACATGAGAACATTAAACGACTATTTTTTAACTGCTGAGATCGAAGATATTAGTACAGCATCTTCTACATTTGTTGCAGTACCTGATGGTGGTAAAATAATTAAAATTATTACTGCTTTACAAGGTGCTATATCAGGTGCAAATGCTGGATTATCTTTTGAAATCGGTGGTACAGCTGTAACTGGTGGTGGCATAACTGTTGCCCATTCAGGATCAGCTGCTGGAACTGTAGATTCGTCAGTACCTACTGCTCTTAACAGAGTTGAAGAAGATGGTACTATTGAAATTATTACAGACGGAGCTTCTACTGGAGCTAAAAAATGTCTTGTTACATTTGTAATAAGAAGATAATAAATTAAGGGGAGAGCAATCTCCCCTAACAAATAAAAAGGAAACAATGGCACACAATCACGCATTAAAAGTAGTAAGTCACGAAAAAGTAAGTTCTAGTGGAACGTCTGCACAAAGTGCAGCTTTCGGTGGAAGTATATTTTTTGTTAGAATAGTATCTGATGTAGATTGCTTTATCGAGTTCGGTGGCAATCCAACAGCTACAACAAGTAAAATATTTGTACCTGCAAAAGATGTAGAATATTTTAAAGTTTCTCCAGGTGAGAAAGTAGCAGTTATTCTTGCATCAGGAACAGGTAATTTACACGTATCACAACTATCTGAATAATGTCTATCCTACGAGGCAAGGATTCAGACGGAACTAAATATTTCGTTGATCCTGATGGTAAACTTACAATAAAATCTACACAAGATGTAAATCCTATTCTGCAAAAGAATAAGAGATTATACACAATGAATGATGGTTATTCTAAAAGTAAAGACCTCAAACGTGTAGCTAGTATACCAAGCCTTGTATTACAGATTTGGGCCAAAGAATATAACGGATCTAATAATTGGTTTGCAATACCATTAATAGAAAGAAGAAGAATTTTAAAACTAAAACTTAATAGTAACGAGTATCGTTATTTTAGAACAGCATCAGGAAGATTATAATGGCATTATCAACATACACAGAATTAAAAGCATCTATAGCAAACTTCTTAAATAGAAGTGATTTGACTACAGAAATACAAAATGATTTTATAAAACTTACTGAAGCTGATTTTAACTCCAAGTTAAGAATAAGACAGATGGAGCAAAATGATGATATTACAATAAATGCTGAAACAGTAACTGTACCAACAGGATTTATTGCAGTACGATCATTTCATATATTATCAGGTGGTACTAAATATCACTTAGAATATATAACACCAGGAAACTTATTTGAAATCAAAGGAGGATCTACATCAGGTATGCCAAGAACATACTCGATAGAGTCTGATAATGGAACAGAAAGTTTTAGATTCGCACCATCGCCTGACACGAGTTATACAGGTAAGTTACAATATTACAAAGCTTTTACTGCTTTGTCTGATAGCAATACCTCTAATTATATTTTGGCAAGTCATCCTGCTATCTATCTTTATGGGTCGTTATATCATGCTAGTAATTTCATCGGTGGCATCGATCCTAATCAAACACAACAATGGTTAGGTATGTATTCAGCAGCTATGGAAAGATGCGAAAACAACGATAGACAAGATTCATATGGATCTGCACCTGTTGTACAAAGAACAGATGTAAGTACAGATCTGTCATTCTATAGGAGAAAATAATGCAAGTACCTTTTGGAGAGTGGCTTCCTGATCAACCTAAACATTTGAATCCAGGTGCTAACGTAGCAACAAATGTATATTACGCATTAAATTCTTATAAAAGATTTCCGTCTTTGGTAGATTATAGCTCTAACAATATGGGAGCTGACGCTAGAGGTGGTGGTTCTTTTAGAGATAACTCAGGTAATGTATTTAACTTTGTTGCAAAGAATACAGATATATATCAATTAGCTAGTGGTGCATTTACTTCTAGAAAGTCATCACTTACAGGAGGCAATTCAGATTACTTTACATTTACACAGTTTGGTAATCATATCATAGCAAGTAATGGTGTAGATGCACCTCAGTATTATTTAATGGGTACATCAACTAACTTTGCTAATTTATCATCAATAGCTACATCAGGTAGTGTTCCTACATTTAGAGTATCAGGAGTTATTAGAGATTTTTTAGTTACAGGTAATCAACCTACAAATCAAAACAGAATACAATGGTCAGGTATTAATGATATTGGTACTTGGCAATCAGGAACTAAACAAGCTGATCAACAAGATCTACCAGGATCAGGTGGTGAGATCATGCATATAACTTCAGGTGAATATGGATATGTATTTAGACAAAATCAAATTATCCGTATGGACTATGTAGGTGGTGCAACAGTATTTAGATTATCAGTTATATCTCCTAATAGAGGAGCTGTTTATGGTAAGACTGTAGCACAAGATAATAGAAGAGTTTTCTTTTATGCTGATGACGGATTCTTTGAAATACAAGGAGATAATGTTGTTGGTATAGGAGCAGAAAAAGTAAATAGATTTTTTGATTTAGATTTAAACAAAGCTTTTTCTGATAGAATATGTGCAGCTGTAGATCCATTTAACCAACTGGTTATGTGGCTTTATCCATCAGCACAAAATACCAATAATACAACTGGTATATGTGATAGAATTATAATCTATAACTATGCTACTAAAAAATGGTCATTAGCAGAAGCTAATGCTAGTTTTATATTTAGTCAGTTTGTAGGAGCTTATACTGTAGAGTTAATGGATATTATCTCTCAGAACCTAGAAAACATCAATATTGCCTTAGATACTGATTTTTGGTCAGGTGGGCAAAGGTTTTTAGGAGCTATAAATAACTCTTACCAAGCTGCAATTTTTAGTGGAACAGATAACCAGTCTGAGATAGAGACATCGGAAGTTGAGATATTTCCTGGCCATAGAGCTTCTATAACAGGTGTAAGACCTATAGTAGATGCACAGGCAACAGTAACTATCAAGACTAGAGATAGATTAGCTAATACAGCTACAGAATCTACCTCAGCATCTATGACAGATAGTGGTATCAATCCTGTTAGACAATCAGGTAGATACTTCAGAGCAAATGTCAAAGTGGCGAGAGGCACGACATTTAATCATGGTCAAGGCATAGATATAACAGCTGTAAGAGCAGGGATAAGATGAAAGATTTTATCCTTGCCATACTAGAACATTATTCATCTAAGTTAAACGTTTGGGCGTGGAACAAAAGATGGAAAAATAGAAAAGAAGGCACAGGATATGACAGACAAAACTGATATTGATAATGTTAGATACAGTTTTGAAACTCAAGAGTTTTTTCAAAGACAAATTGAAGAAGCTATCAATACATTAATTAACGAAAAGAATACAGAAAACAATAAAGCATTTGCTTGGTTTATGGGAGAATAATGGCAGGTATAAAAGATTATAGTAGTACGGCAACCAATAATACTTCAGTAGGAGGTGTAAATATTGGTGAAGGTATGTTACCTTCTAATATTAACAATGCGATAAGAGCTCAACTTGCAGATATTAGAGAATGGTACAATGATGCCCAATGGGTAATTTATGGAGATGGTGATGGATCTCATACATTTGCATACGCTAGTGCTACGTCTTTTACAGTAGCAGGATCTAATGTAACTGCTTTTTACCATGCTGGTAGAAGAGTTAAAGCTGTAGGTAGTTCTACAGGTACAATTGTAGGTACAATATCAAGTTCATCTTTTTCTTCTGATACAACAGTAAATGTAACTTGGGATTCAGGATCATTACAAAGTGAAACCCTAGTTATATATGTAGGTATATTATCTAAAACAAGTGATGCTATACCTGAAGATGTTATTGATGCAGCTAATTTAAAATCTAATTCAGTTACAACAGCTAAGATTACAGATGCAAATGTTACTGCTGCTAAACTAGCAACTAATGCAGTTGAAGCTGCTAAAATTAATGCTAGTGCAGTTACAGAAGGTAAGATTGCTGCTGATGCAGTCACAGGAACTAAAATTGCAGATGACGCTATTAATAGTGAACATTATACAGATGGATCTATTGATACAGCACACATAGCAGATGCACAAATTACTGCTGTTAAGATAGCTGATGATGCTGTTACAGCTGCAAAAATAGCTGACGCAGTATTAGTTACAAATTCAGAACATTCTTCAGCGACAGCAGATGATGTTACATTGTTTACTACATCAGCTTCTGATGCTAGATACTTTAGACAAGACTCTACAGAAACAATAGCTTCAGGAGATACTTGGTCATCAAATGATTCTAGAGTAGCAACAACAGCTGCTATTGATGCTAGAGTTATAGATTTAGTAGATGATGTAGGTGGCTTTGTTCCAATAGCAAACGAATTAGCTTTTCCAAATGCAAACCCTGATGTTAATAATGGAGCAGGTACACTTGTTAGTATCAAAACTTTATCTACAAATTATACATCAAATGGTAGTGGTGAGATAAGTATTGCAAATGGTACAGTAGGAAACTCTACAGTTACTATTACAGGAGCAGGAGATACAGTTACATACAACTCAGGCTTTGGTTTAATTGTAGAAACTACAACAACATTAAACACATATTCTTTTCATAGATTAGTTCCAAAAGCTACAGAAGTTACAACAGTAGCAGGTAAAGCTACTGAGATTGGTAGACTTGGAACATCAGACGCAGTTTCAGACATGAACACGTTAGGTACAACTCAAACTGTATCTGACATGAATACACTAGCAGCTATTAGTGGATTAAATACTTTAGCATCTAACTCAGCTAATGTTACAACTGTTGCTACAAATATATCAGGTGTAAATAGTTTTGCTGAAAGATATAGAGTAGCTTCATCTGCTCCTTCAACAAGTTTAGATGTTGGTGATTTATACTTTGATACAACAGCTAATGAATTAAAAGTTTACAAATCATCAGGATGGGCAGCTGCTGGATCTACAGTAAATGGTACATCAGCTAGATTTAAATACACAGCTTCAGGTGGTCAAACAACATTTACAGGTTCAGATGATAACGGAAACACACTTGCATATGATGCAGGATTTATAGATGTTTATCTTAATGGTGTTAAATTAGTTAATGGTACAGACGTAACTGTTACTTCAGGTACATCTGTTGTATTAGCTTCAGGTGCTACAGCAAATGACATTGTAGATATTGTTGGGTTTGGTACATTTAATGTTGCAGCAATTGCAGCTTCATCTATTACTTCAGGCACATTAGCAGATGCTAGACTACCAACTACAATGGCATCTAAAACATTAACTGGTGCAACTGTTACAACTAATTACAATGGATTAACTGTAAATGGTGATGGTGGTTCTAATGATGGTCAAATACAATTAAACTGTTCACAAAATTCACATGGTGTAAAAATTAAAGCACCTCCACATAGTGCAGGTCAATCTTATACTTTAACTTTACCACAAAGTATTACTAACGATTACTTTTTAAAAACAGATGGTTCAGGTAATTTATCTTTTGCAGAAGTACCTCAACCAACTACACCAACTGTAGCAGATGTATCTCAAACGATTGCACCAGCTACAGCTACAACAATAAATATTACAGGAACGAATTTTTCAGGAATACCAATAGTAGATTTTGTAAAAACAGATGGAGCTGTTACAAGAGCTAACACAGTTAGTTTGAGTAGTGCTACAAGTTTATCTGTTAATGTTACAATAGCATCAGGATCTTACTATGTAAGAATAGAGTTAGAAAATGGTAGAGCAGCTAGAAGTACAAATGCTATAATTACAGCAAGTACAGCTCCTTCATTTTCAACTGGAGCTGGATCTATTGGAACAGTCGGTGCAGGAGAATCAGTATCTTTATCTGTTGCTGCTTCATCAGACTCAACAATAACATTTAGCGAAACAACAAGTGTGTTAACATCTAATGCTAATACACCTGCTGCTACTATGAATTTAACTTTAAACTCTAGTACAGGAGCAATAACAGGAACAGCACCTACCCCAACAGCAGGTACAACGTATAACTTTACTTTAAGAGCTACGGATGCTGAATCACAGACAGTAGATAGATCGTTTTCTATTACTGTATCAGTAGGAGCTTCAGGAGGAGCACAATTTAACTAATGGCTAATACATATTTATCAAATACATACGCAGATGGTGGAAATCATCAAACAGGTACTCATTCTTTTTGGCTTAAAAGGTCAAGAATAAGCACAGATGATGAAATGATTTTAAGAATGACAAATGGTAGTCATTATTTTCAATTTAAATTTGATAGTTCAGACATTTTAAATATTCAAGATTATCAAGGTAGTTTTATAATGTATATGAGATTATCTAAAGAATTTAGAGATGTAAATGCTTGGTATCATATCGTAATTAGAATAGACACAACACAAGCAACAGAAGCTGATAGAGTAAGAGTTTATGTTAATGGAGAGTTACAAACTGCATTTGAACAAGTTTATAATGGAAGCTCATGGGTTAATACAATATATCCATCACAAAATGCTAATTTATATTTAGGTGAACAACAAACTTTTTATATAGGGTCAACAAGTTCAGCTAAT